GTTAACTCGAACAACTTCTCTCTTAAGTTGAGCACAGGCTTGTTCTACACCAAGGGTCTTACCGTTACCAGATAACCCTGTAACAAAACATGGATAGAACTGTTTAGATTGAATAATCTTTTTGACATCGTTGAAGTTTCCAAACTTAACGAAGTTAGGATCAACCTCTGGAACTAGATTCTGTTCTACAGGAGGAACAACAGCAGGAGCAGCAAAGGAATTCTCAAGTTTTTCTTTCTTCTCTTTGGCAGTCAAATTCCACTTACCTTTTGTTGTTTTAAACTGTTGCAAGTATTTTGTCACAGTTTGATATGTCACATCATGCTGAGCGCAATAGGCTTTGATGTGTGCGGATGTAATCTTGTTACCGTAAAGATCACGAAGATTGTCGATGAGTGATTTGGGGTTCACTTTAGCTTCAAAAGGCATTGTTTGTTCTTGTCTATGTATACATTATAATGGAAGTAGAGATGGAATCAACCACCTCTATGCCAGTTTGTCAACTGGTCTATGCGATGTAGGTCATGAACTGTCCTAGAACTTTCTTGTTCATTTTCTTTGCAGAAAGTGATTTCTTGAAAGCGGACTTGATCTGTGCTTTAGTCGCATCTTCTTTCACTTCAAAACTAGAATCAGAGTTGAGTGCGGATGAGGATAATCCAAAGTAAGCATGGTATCCACCACCATCAGTGATCATCAGAGATTTTGTTTTTCTCCACTGTTCCATGATGGACTTGTGTTTGTCGTAATCGAAGTCAACATAACGTCGAACGAAACTGTTGCAATCACGACTCTCAATAACTCGGATGCCAAGGAAGTTGACGTTAGGGAAACGACCCTTGAGTTGATTGAGTAGGGAAGAGGTCAACTCATAGTATGCGTCTGCACAGTGATAAGTTTTACCATTTGTATCACGAATGAATACGTTACCATGTGTAGTAGAACGTGTTCCTAAGTATGGTTCTTCACCCGCTCTGTTCTTAAACTCTTTGTGGAATTTAAGAGGATGTGCTTCACCATCAGTAAGAGTGATGCACTGAATTTTTTGAACTCCTGTTTTCTTTTGGAACTGAGGAATGAGTTGATTCAAAGAGAGAAGTGCTTCATTCAAAGGAGTTCCAGATAAACCCAAACGATGTGGGCACTGGTAAAACATGTGAGATGCCCAACGGCCACGACTGTCAAGACAATTTGTGACTCTCCAGATGTTCATCATTTGAGTTTCTAGATCTCCTTTCTTACAATCACTAGTTAGAAACTCAACCATTGAAAACATGCCTTCAACATAGAGTTGACCATCTATTTTTTCGTGATGATCTTTAGGATATGAATAACCTCTGTAGTTACCCATCTCATCAAACTCTTTCTCTCCACGATTCCACTCATTAGTGAAAGCAAATACTTGGAAAGGAATTTGAACTTTCTTACAGAACCAGATCAAATTGAACAACTGTTTGATTGTATCCAAGAGAACATTACTCATAGATCCAGACCAATCAAGGACAAAGATAAGTCCATGATTCTTACCGTCAGGTAGAGTGGTGATCTTTTTGAATAAATCTTCGTTGTACTTATATGAGTGAAGCTTTGAGCAATCAAGAACACCTGTCTTTGATACTGTAGCACGAGCATATGCGTCAGCAGACTTCTTACACTCAAACTCTTTTACAAGATAGTTGACTTCTTTCTGTGCAGAACGACGGAAGAGTCTGTACTCATTGTCAACACTTGCATAAAGATTCAGAGGAAGACGATAGTTGTCCGCCTGTTGGATCTCATCATCGTAGTTTTTTTGTTGTTGGGCCCACCACTGTTCAAGGTAAGAATGAACCTCTGCATTTTTAGCATGAAGAGTTTTTAGATTTAGAGTAGGAATAGTGCAGTACTCAGTATCGTACATACTTTGTATTGCTTTCTTATCATTCAAGTTCTCCAAGTTGTCTGAGAGAGTCTTGTCAGTGATAGTCTCAAAGTCACTATGTTCTCCACCACCGTAAGGATTGTACTCAGGCTCTTCATACTCAGTAGTATCTTCTCCCAAGTCAGGACGCTCATCATCAAACTCTCCTTGGCCAGAAGGAATAGAATCACCCTCTCCTTCTTGATCAGTTTCTTTTGCATCGATAAGATCTTCTAGAGTTAAATCTCCACCACCTTGACCCATTGTGATGTTGTCAATGTTTAACGACATCTCAAGTGATTCTGCATTTTGATTCTTCATAAACTCATGAAGTTCAAAAGCAAGATCTAGAACCTGATCAAAAGTATCTGTTTTGGATGCAGCGTCACGAAAATATTCTTCATCATAAACAAAAGGAACATCAATAAACTTACCAACCTTATGGTAGATGTTGATACGATCAGGAAGATTCATATCTTCAACATCATTCTTCTCTAGTTCAAAGAAATCTTGATCGGAAAGTTCGCTGTATCCCATATAGAATGTCTTGACGATACCAGCATACTTACGTTTCATCAACTTCTCAATACGAGCATCCTCAAGGATGTTCACAAATGACATAGGAACATCTGGATATTTTAGTTTCCAGTTCACATTGGGTGTGAATAGTGCATGGCCAACCTCATGACCTACCAGAAGGTCGTATACGGTCGCAGAGGCCTTCTCCCACATTGGAAGGGTAAGAACTCTACGTTCTACATCAAAGGAGGCTGTAGGGACTTTCTTGTTCTCGATGATTAAATCTTCGGTAGCAAGGAGTTTAGCGAGTTGACCTTTAACTTCGTAATTAACCTTTGTAAGCATTTGTTTTCTTGTCTATACACATATGATAATCGATCCTGTGCCAATTACAACCATGAGTGTGCCAGCCTGTCAACTGTCCCCTGACCATCTTATAGCTGTATCTAATGCTTTCTTTGCAGTATTCTGCATTTTTATAACTTTACTCTCATAGGTAATCGTAAATCCTAGAAGATCTCCTTCGGGATCATTTGGCATACCTACAGGTTGAACAAAAAATATTCCAGCATGTGCCACTGTTCTCCATTCCATATCAATAAAACCCAACTCTCTTAGAGCACACTCAAGTTTTAGTGAATGACATCCATCTATTAGTATCATACGGGCCCGAAACCTGTGCTACTATGTAGAATACGTCACTTTTGAGAACCCATTCATCTTTTCAAATGTAATCATATTATCTAATCTATCTGTTAACTCATCTACCTTATGAGAGATCATAAAGATGTAAGCATCCTTGATGACATATCTGATAATCTTCACAAATTCATCTGTACCATTACTATCCAGAGAACTGTCAAATATTTCGTCAAGGATGAGGATGTTTGTGGATGATGAGTTCTTCATCTTTGCAATATCACGCCATGTGAATAGTATAGCAAGGTCAATTCGCATCTTCTCTCCCTCAGAGAAAGATTCATAACTGAATTTCTCATGAATAGGCGACTTGATACACTCATTGAACTGTTCATCCAATGTAAAATTGATATAGAAGTCCATCATTTGAAGATACTTATTGATCTTCTGATTCATGATAGGCAAATACCTCTTCATAATCTTTGCCTTGACACCAGAGTCTTTCATCATGGCGTTTGCGAAGTCTAAGTATTCAATATCTTGGGTGTGATCTGCTTTATTTGTTTCTACTAGTGTTAAATCATTCTTGAGGTTTCTAAGCGTGGCTCTTTCAGTATTTCTATTTGCAATTTGTTCGGTAATGTCTTGAACTTCTTGTTCATAATTGCGGACTTGTCGTTGATATTCAGAAATTTTAAAATTGTTTGTTGAAATGTCATGCGTTAGTGTTGAGATCTGCTTAGAAACATCTATAAACCTGGCTTCTTTTTTTTGTTCTGAGTTTATAGACTTTTGAAGTTCTTTGTAAGCGGAGTTAATCTCCTTTACCTTCCCTTCGATATCCCCAATCTTATTTAAGCGAAAGTCTTCCTCTATTTTTTGTTCACAGGTAGGGCATGATACGTTTTCCTTGAAGAACTGGTGTTCTTTGGTGATAATCTTAATCTTCTGTTCCAGTTTGCCCTTGACATTGTTGAATTTCTTAAGAGAAGATGAAGCAGATGTAAGAGTTTCTAATTCTGGTTCATATTTTTCTCTAATGTCCGCAGATGTCTGGTCATTTTCATACATTAAGGATGAGGTATCCTTCAAAAGTGTATCAATTTTACCTCGAATGTCTGTTATTTTCTTCTTGCCTGTCTTGTCTAGATCAGAAATGAAACTTTTTTGCATTTCAATCTTCTCTTCAACCAATTCTTTCTTGATTGTGAGTTCTCGGATCTCCGTATTCGCTTTACTCATCTTCTCACGAAGAATTTTTGCCATTCCAGAGAAAATTTTAATGTCCAGAACGTCTTCTACAATCTCTCTACGGTGAGTTTGACTCAACTGCATAAAGGGAACAAAGGTTGCAGCACCTAAAATAGTAGTTTGAGTAAAGGATTTATAGTTTAGTCGTAAAATATTATCTTCTAGGTGTTGTTGTTGATCATTTGAATTAGCAAATTGATCTTGCTTCTTACCATCAATGTAAATTTCAAACAAAGTTGGTTTCATACCTCTAACAATGGTATAAATCTTACCTTGAATCTCAAACTCAATATTAACTTCGCACTCTTTATCATTCACAGTGTTGACTAACTGTGCTTTTTTAATCTTTCTGAATGGTTTGTTGTATAAAACAAATGTCAGAGCGTCCAATATCGTGGACTTCCCTGCACCATTAGCACCGACTATCAAATTTGTAGGAGACTTTTGGAAACTAACAATTATAAACTGGTTACCAGTAGATAAAAAGTTACGCCACCGTATCGTCTTGAATGTTATCATAATCTTTTGGCGGAATCACAATGTCATCAGGTGTGATAATAACGTATTTGTATTTGTGTTTTTTGCAGGTTTCAACAGCTAGCATATCATCTATTTCTACAACTGTCAATACCGTGGATTCATTTGCTTCTAGAAGCCCTGCGTATCTAGTAGCATCATCTTCTTGCTGGAAAAGATAAAGAGCCTTCTGACCGTCATCATTTGTGACAGCATAAGCTCCTTCTCCTTCGTGATCAACAAGTGATAAGATGTACATTAATCCGCTTCGCAAGCCTCTAAGTAGACTTCCTTGAGAAGTTTTTTGACTCTCTCCTTTTCTAATTCAAAGTCAGAGTCCTCGATGTATTTATTTAAAAGCGTGAGAGTATCCTCAACTTTCTCACCATCAAGATCTACTTCCTTGTCATTGATCTCGGTATTTTCCACTACCTTCAGATCTATTATACCAGCTTTCAGAATTTTTTCAAGGAACTTGTCATATTCTAACTGACTCTTTCTAGATCTGACAAATAATTTTACAATCTTATCTTTATATAAGTGTGCCTTGAATGTTGCAGCAGGGGTAGAATCGAAGTATATCTTCTCGTATATTGTATATGGGTTTTCTACAAACTCAATCTCTCCTGTTTCTGTGTCTAATATATTAAATCCTCTCTTATCTCCACAGTCATTCCAATATATTTGATAAGGATTGCCTAGGTAAAATACCTGACCATCATTACTTCTGGTGTGATAATGTCCTGAGAATACTGTAGGAAACTTAGCAATGATACCCTTATCAATACCACCTTGCTGTTTCATGCCTGGATATAATTCAAATCCATTTAGTTCCAAATGACTAAATGCCATCTTTGCATCTGATCTTTCTATCGCTGCAAGAGTCTCTTGATAGTTATCATCACATATCCAAGGCAACATCATTGCTTTGAATCCATCTATATCATATGTGTCTGGTGATGAGATGGGAGTGATATTGTCGTAATGTTCTAGGAGTGCATCAATTGAGTTGATCTTGTTTGTATTCTTATAGTAAACGTCATGATTACCTACAAGTTGCCAAACTTTCACGCCCAGATTTTTAAACTTATCATATACATGTTGTTTTGCCCAGTCTAAAGACCAGTAATCTATATTCTTTCTATTGTCAAAGGCATCTCCCATATGGATGCAATACTTGATACCTCTCTTCTCTAGTTCTGGAAAGAATATATCGTCATAAAATTTTTGAAAGAAGTCATGAAAGACCTTATTACCTCGTCTACCGCCGAAGTGTGTGTCTGTTATGATTGCAATCTTCACTTCTTGAACTCTCCTTTCTCATAATCAAATCTAGGGTGAGGTTCAGAAGGAACCCAAGGTTTTTTAGATTCATTACCGATGACTATAAATCTATCAGCAGCAAATGTCCCTGCCAAACTGATTGTAATCTCTTCACCTTCAACCCAATTCATAGATCCATCTTTCTTAGTGTGATTCATCAACTCTTGGATCTTGTCAATCATTTCTTGTGTTAACTTCATTGATTCATCTTTGTTTGAACTGCTTCTTTTATAGAGTTATAGTCACTAGCATTACCGCCGAAAGGATCGTCAACGTGCATAACCTCGTCATACCCCGACTTCTCAATGATCTTTTCACGGATCTCCATTTGCTTTTTCTCTTTCTGTATACGTCTTAGGAAAGCGTAATGTATGATCTGAGTGAAGTAAGCAAAGGGATTCGTAGATTTTTCTGGATTGAAGTTATGTATGTACTGGACACAGTTCTCGATGCCATCAGATATCATGTCCTCACGGAACATGTAGTTTACAAAGTTTGGCTTATATGATAAGTGCGTAGCAATTTTTACAAAACACTCTCCAAGGTAATTAGTGATGCGTGGTTTTGTATCACCCGCTACCTCCGCCGCTTTTACATCTGCTTTATATTGAACGATCGCATACAGGAACTCTTTGTTGTTAACGTAGTGTTCAGACCGTTTTCGAGTACCTTTTGCGGGCATCTATATTACCTCTTGTGTTACTTTTATTATACCTCAAAACGAGATACTTGACAAGTCATGTAAATGTGTGTACAATAACTCTGTAAGGGTTCAAGGGAATGCTATGAAGCTTCAGATGTTTCATCTTTCTTATATAGCTTCTCAAGACTTTCTCTGGCCTTCTCAACTGAAATTACATATCCCATCTTTTTTGTTACCTTTATCTTCTCGCCAGATCCCCCATTGAGATTAGAGAAAATAAATTTCTGATAATACTTTACTACATCTGAGTCTTCGCGTGCCTCAACAACAGTAATTACTCTGTCCATAGGAATAATAATAATATTGTCAACAGGCATACTTCTCAACCATGGCATCATGCGGAGACCTTCATGTCTCCCATCCATGCTTATTGTTTCAATTTCTACAGGATCACTTATAATTAAAACCGTGCGACCATTTTCTTCAGACGGCATGACTTCACCAAAGATTTCCTCTCCCGATACTAATTTGATTGAGGCGTAGAAATCTTCTTCCATTTAATCTTTTCCTGTAGTAGTTTTGTTTATAATACTGTTGATAAGTAGTCTATATTCATATTTAGTCACTCACAAAAGGTGTGATTTGTATTAGCATTGATATTAAGAAACGCTCTGCCAGTTAAACAAATAACAGTTCTAAGTAATCTTCATTAAATCTTTCGATTAGTTCTATCAGGGATTCCTCAAATAAGACTTTTATTTTAAGTAAACAGTTCTAATTTCATAATCAAAGTTTTCCTCATTGTATATTTTAACACGTTCCATCAAATGATTCAATGTGTAGTTCTTTTTATTATTGACTGTGATGTCATCTGCGATATCATATAACATTGCTTTGTTTTTGTTCTTTCCTTTTCTAAGTACCCTACCAATACTTTGTAGATTTCTAATTCTAGATTTGCTAGGTGATGCAAAAATGACATTATGTAAGTTTTTAATGTTAATTCCTGTAGAAAAAGTTCCATAAGACGCAACAATGATAGCGTCTGCTTCTCTATCAACGATAGATCTAACCTCTTCCCTCTCTTCACTATCCACACCTCCATGAACATAAAAGACTTTTCTATCGTTATCGTTGTTGATTAAATTATATAGTGGTTCACCATGAGCTTCTACTCTACTGAATAGGACTAGGGTGTTACCCTTCAAACTTAAAGTAAGATTTCTAATGAACAAGTTTCTCTTCTCATGTTCTATGATATAATTCATCTCTTCCCTATAATCATCAAAGGGAATTGCTGGATGCTTTAACAATATAATTCTAATATCCAACTTGGCGAGTTGACCTTTCTTTTGCAGATCTGATGTCTGAGTTACTTTGTAAGAAGGACCAAACAATCCTTCTAGTACCCATTTGTGTGTCTGTGACCCACTCAGAGTTCCAGTAACTCCATACCTATACTTAGTATCTCTCATCTTAGACATGATACCAATCAGAGATTTGGACTTGAATTGATGCGCTTCGTCTCCTATAATCACATCAAACTGAGCAAAGAATGTCTTATCCATAGTATAGATAGACTGCCATGTTGATATGGTCACACGTTGTTGTGTAGTCTTTTTCCTACCTGCATAGACCTTATGACAATATTTCTCGACATCCCATCCGTAATCTATAAAGTCCTTATACATCTGTTCTACGAGAGAGGTAGTGGGGACGACTAATAATATTCTTCTCTTTCTCCCTACATGATATCTCGCAACGGCATATATCATCAGGGACTTGCCTGACCCAGTTGGAGATATAATTAATCTTCTATTGTATTTGAGTGCATCATATACACCATCTACTTGATAATCTCTAGGTTTGAAACTAGAAATTGCAGACATATAATCTTTCACGCCTTCTAATGATATCTCCTCATTCTCTTCAAAAGGAGTACCATAGGTTTCATTATTTTTGAACTCTACACTGTAATTTGCTTTTCTTGCCCAAGCAATAACTTTATCCAATAATCCCACATACAACTCACCTGTTGCAGTAGAGAACAGTCTGATCTTACCATCCCAATGTCTGTTCCTATACTGAGGCATATACTTGGCGCCTGGAACATCAAAGGTAAAATAGTCTGACAGTTCTTGTTGTACATGGGGTGGTGCATCTACTGTGAGATGTACCTCATTCTTCTTAACAATAATAAGATCACTCATAATCCATTCGTAAATCGCTGCCACTCAATGGCATTTTTAATTTGATACGTTCGATTCTGTATAACCTTGAGAATACTTTCTAGATAATCTAACATGATCTGATAGTATTCTATCTTTGCAGTACACCTGATAAGTTCTGGATCTGCGTCAAAATATTTGTCTAAGTCTGCTTTTAAAACTTTATAGTCAAAAGGTTTTTCTACATATACTTCTGGCGATGACTTACCTGTGTAGTATTGCCACTTCTCCTTCTTTAAAATTTTGTACTGAGTTTCCTGAGCCTTCTGTAGTGTCAGGATGTTGGTGTAAATTTTGTAGTACTTTGCGTGTAAGGCGGGGATTTTTGTTGACTCATTGTGTAATAATTCATTATCAATTATGGAATCTTTATCCCATAAATTTTGTATAAATTCAAGATTCATCACCTAATAGACTCTCCACATTAAAAATAGTATATTTGAAAGTAGCAGTCGCTACAATATAATTTATATCAGTTGCATCAGCTGTAAATTGAACTGGTGTCAAAGAAGTTGGGAACATATCTTTGAAATCAACCTTAGCGATAGGAAGGAAACTACTGTTGTAAACTAGTATTGTTCCGTCTGATCTGGCAGCTTGCAACAGATTTGTCTCTTGAGGATCCAAACTGATTGCCTCTGATAAAGACTCAGGAAATCCAAGAGCTCTCATCCACTGTTCGATCTGTAGATAGTTCTCTAAGTTTTCATCTATAAAGAATTCTACATCCAGATCACCATACTGCAACTTATCGCCAGGAACAGGAATGTCTCTGAGATATGTGCTTTGGATTGCAGCACCTAACGTTATGTTTGGTAAGGATACTGACTTGGAAAAGAAATCAACCTTTGGAGCTTTCTGTAAGGAGAATTTGAATCCAGCTGGAGACAGAAAATTCCTATTTTTGATTTGTCTATCAAAGAGGTCAGATCCTGCAACCTCCGTGTAATCTCTGCTCATGGGTTTTATCTTTATTTATTCAGCAAAGTCGGGGTCTTCACAGACATCTGAAAGTTCAGAAGCCATATTACCACCTATTTCCGCTCCTTGGTTCCCGCCAAACATAGCGACCCAACCAGCAGCAAGCCACCCAACAAAGGGAATCCCCATAACGGCAGGAGCAACAGCAGCACCCACACTAGTCCCAACAACCCTGCCTGTCTGTTTGCCTCCACCGACCGCCTCGATACACTCGACTTGTTGGGCAGTGAGCTTTCCCGACTGATTTCCTCCGTTGGTATCATCTTGCCAAGACCTTGCGTTGGATGTAGGTCCTCCTTGGTGATGAGCGCCGTCCATAGCGTACTCTTCCACGACTGTGATTTTATTATTACCCAGTCCCAGAAAGCCAGCCTTTACATTCTTATCCCTTTCCACACGCATAACTGTAGGG